TGTCACGAGTTAGTAATAACTGACGGTGAACCAATTTAATAATAAATAAAAATAAAATTATGGCAATATTAAGAAAAATGGTTACTTACACTGATTACAGATGGGAAGAAACCGAGGAATTAACTCCAGAACAAATAGAAAAATGGAAATCAGGTGATGAAGATTTACAAGAAGAAGTTTTAGATGAAGTCGAATTTGACTTAGCTCGTGATAAATGTCTTGAAGATTCAGATTACCCAGAACTAATAGAAGATTAATGGTTATATCTTTAGCTTATGGTTTAGCAGGATCAACGTTTTTGGTTGTGTTAACAAATCTATTAGTGAAGTTATTTAAAAAGTTTGATAATATAGGTTATTCAATAGTATATGCTAGTTTATTTTTAAAACTAATATTTTTAAGTGGGTTTGTATTAGCTACTAAAAATGAAATACCTAATCAAATCATATTTGCAGTTGTAATACTTGGAGGTATAATGTATTCAACAGTAAATGTAATATTAAAAGTAAAATGAAAGAAGAAACAAAATATCAGCTATACCTAATAGCAGGGTTATTAGCAATAGCATTAGTAGTTACAATAATCAATAAATTAATACTTACATAGTGAAATACATAACACAACATCCAATCAAAAAATCAGATTTAGGATTTCATGGAAATCTATTTGGTGGTAAGTTATTAGCATGGTTAGATGCAGCAGCAGCAGGATTTGCTTCTGAATATTGTGATACACCTAGAATGGTAACTAAAAGTATTGATAAGTGTTTATTCAATAAACCAGCTAGGGAAGGTCAACTACTTAAAATATATGGTAAGGTTGATTCTGTAGGTAATACATCAATTACTTTAATGTTAGAAGCACGTTCACACAATGTTTATAATGGTAAACAAAACGTTATTCTAGCTACAAACATCACATTTGTTCGTATTGATGAACAAGGTGAAGCCATTCCAATATCAGAACGTGTCCATTCTAAATTTAATGATACGTATATAGAAAATGCAAGATAGAATTGGTATAATCCTAATGGCTGGTGTGATATTAGGGTTGATGTTTATAGTAGAGTACATTAAAGAAATTATAAAGAAAAATAGAAATAAAAAACGAAAAAGTTATATATGAAAATCAAATTAATAGTTATATTTTTAATAAGTTTTATCACAATCAGTAGTCAAAATATGTTAAATTATGAGGTAGATCTACCCGAAGTTGAATTAAATATCTCAAAACCACAAAATAAGTTTGTAGCAAGAAAGCAAGCTAACAATAGAGCTTTGGTATTTATAACAGGCGCAACTTTTACCACAATAGGTACAACACAATTAATACGCGCTAGAAATAGCCATTTTAGGTTTGATAGACCTAAAGATGCTGTCCCAATTAACCCTCACAATTTACTCATAGGGTTAGGTTTATTTACAATGAGCTTTAGCTTTGTTATATCTTAGTATGAACCAAAACCAACATATGAAATTATATACATTTGACAAGAAAACTCTTACATATAATAAAATATTTCAATTAAATAGATTCGTTAAATTAGCACTTTTATTCATAACATCAATATTACTTCTAGGAGTATCAAGTGGGCCTATAAAAAAGGAATACATCACTGATACTGAGAGGTTTTTTATAATAGAAGAGCATAATTCATTTAATGAAGGTAAATTAATTGAAGAAATATCTAAACTAAATTTTAAATTCCCCCACATAGTATTAGCTCAAGCAATATTAGAAACGGGACATTTTGAATCCAAGATATTTGTAGAAAACAATAACCTATTTGGTATGAAAGAAGCTAGAGTTAGACTTAACTTAGCTGAAGGTACTCAATATGGACATGCATATTATGATAATTGGAAAGAATCAGTTACAGATTATGCTTTATGGTATTCTACCTTTGCATATAAATGTAAGAGTGAAAAACAATTATATAAATTGTTAAATAAACAATATGCTGAGGCAACTTATTATCCCCAAGCATTGAAAAGAATAATTAAAGAAAATAATTTAGTAGAAAAATTTCTTAAGAAATGAAACGAATAATTTGGATTATATTAATATTTTCATTATATTCATGTACACAATATAAGAGATGGAGGTGCAATAGGATAGTTAAAAAATTTAATTATACCCAACCACACCAGAGTTATAGTGATAAATCAACAAAGCGAAGAGTATGGAAAGTAGTAGGACATGCTCCTCACCAAAGTTATAAATAAATAAAAATAAGTTATGGCAGGAAAAGGAAGACCAAGTGGCAGTACAACAAGAACGTGTTTAATAAAAGATAAATTAATATTACCATATGAGATTCATGTGGATGAAACAACACATACTTATTTAAAGGTAATAGCTGAAACACAATCAACATCAGGATATTATCAATCATTACCCCATTTAATTAGAAGTATATTAAGAGAAAAGCATGTGCCAACAGGTACAAGCGGTAAAGTATACACATTAAAAGAGTATATGACAGCAATGTCAGAATTAGCTGAGGAAATGAAAGAATTATTAATTTTAGACCATCACAAAGTTATCTAAATTTATCAAATTTGCCTTAATATGGTATAGTCAACAAATGGCTATACCCTTTTGGGTATTAGGTCATATACATCTATCACTGAATGTATATCAAGACTTACATGAAATAATAGTATCATTTGGTTTAAACATATTAGTCTTAATAGGTTTTATCATTGATTATAAAGAAAATGCAAAGTAATTAAAGGCTTCCGGTAAAGTACTTGGCTACCTGAAATACTGTTCGTATATTCACCGGGAAGTTAAGAGGTACTTAACATCATAAATTAAAAAATAAAAGTTATGTTAGATTTAGAAAAAAGTGAATTTTTAAATGATGCTCAAATTGCAGAGCAAGCTCCATGTGTATTTAATGAAAAGCCAAGTGCTGATGTTTCAAAACATTATACACATATTCCTACTAGTAAAGTAATTAACGATATGAGGACATTAGGTTGGGATGTTGTTGATGCTAAAGAAGTTAAAGCTAGAAAAAATAGCACAATGGGTTTCCAAAAACATTTAGTAGTATTTAGAAACCCAGATGTTCAGATTGATGGTAAAGGTGGTGATACAGTTTTTCCACAAGTATTATTAACAAATAGCCATGATGGTAAAAATGCATTTACATTTACCGCTGGATTATTTAGAATGATTTGCGAAAATGGTTTAGTTATTTCAACTACACAATTTGAAGATGTCAAAATGAGACATATGGGTTATTCATTTGAGGAATTACAGGTTAAAATTAAAGAAATGGTTGAAAAATTACCTTTAACTGTTGAATCAATGAATAAAATGCAAGCAACTGAGCTTGCTCAAAATGAAATGGTTAAATTTGCTAAAAAAGCAATTAAAACTAGATTCAATGATGATGAGTTAAAAAGAATCAAAATTGATTTTAAAAAACTACTTAATCCTACTAGAGATGAGGATAAAGGTAATGACTTATGGTCAGTATTTAATGTGGTTCAAGAAAAAATCATTGATGGTGATTTCGAATATAAAGTTGCTGGTAAATTAAGAAAAGCTAGACAAATTAAAAACTTCAAACAAGATCAAAAGATCAATAAAGAGTTATTTGATGTTGCATTAGAATTTGCAAAGTAATTTAAAGACTTATGCGAAGAGGCTTGGATACCCAAGCCTCTATTCGTATATTTATCGAGTAAGTTAAAAAAATAAAGGTTATGAAAAATTTGATTAAAAAATATAATAATTCATTTGAGTTTAAAGGTTTAGTTGATAGTATTGCATTTGCTACTATGCTTTATATTGGTTGGTTAGGTGTTAAATTTATTCTTTTAAATATAGCATAATGTATAAGAGCGAAGTTAAAAATATCGTAGAAGAGGTTTACCCCTTTATACAAGCATATTATGGTAAATCCAAGTTCAATGATGAAATACCTAAAATAGATTACCATCATAGTATTTGGGCTCGTATTACAGGAATAGATAATGCTGAAGGTGATTTTATGCCTGCAGCTGATTTTGAGCGTGAAACAAATACCATATGGATTTACTACCCAGAAGCAACAGATGAAAAATGGGTTATCCAAACACTAATACATGAATATATTCATTACCTTCAAGATGGGGATGAAATGAAGCGATTATATGATGAAGAAGGATATGAATATGACAATCATCCTTTTGAATTAGAAGCAATAGAAGGTGAAAGTGATTGGCATCTCTTTGCGTAAATATTTGGTTACCTGAAATAGGGTTCGTATATTTACATCGTAAGTTAAAAAAATAAAGGTTATGTTAAATAAAGAAAATATAGAAAAGTTAAGTTTAAGTTGGAGTAGTAAATCTCAATATGATTGGGAGCTAAGCCATAATCTCAATACAGATAATCCAGTTATTACTTGGGATGAATATATTGAAGCAAATAATAGACATGCTTCATTTGAGATAGCATTTGAAAAATTAGGAGTTAAATTTATATAAAATAAAGGTTATGAGATTAAAATTTGAAACACTATTAGACATCCAAGATTATTATGGATCCTCTGATTTCCAAGTTGAAGCAAGATATGATAAATTTGATGGTGAAGAATACATTATGTTTAGATTCGGATATTGGAATGAATTATATTATGAAGATAAATTTTATGCTATATTTGAAAAATTAGGTTATAAAGTTGAGAAGCAAGAAATTGAAGATGAGGATACAGGTTGGAATTATAGTTACAATATAAAAAATAAATAAAGGTTATGACAGAATTAAATAGTTTTATTGAGCAAATGCGTAGCACAAGTAGTGCTAATGACAAGGTAGAAATCATAAAAAACAGTAGTGATTTCATCCATAAAATATTAGAATACACTTACAACCCATTTAAACAATACTATGTTACAGGTAAAACTTGTATTAAAAATAAGGATTTAATAGATTATAATTTTATGAATAGTGATATATTTGAATTATTAGATTCACTATCAAGTAGAGAATTCACAGGTCATGATGCAATTGCAGTAATACATGGTTTTATTAGTCAACATGAAGAACAAAAAGATTTAATTTATAAGATTATTGATAAAGATTTAGGTATTAGAGCTGGAGCTAAAGTAATAAATAAAGCAATACCAGGATTAATACCTACATTTTCAGTAGCATTAGCTCAAGAATATAAAGAAGA